GGACGGCAGCCGACGTGAAGGAGTAGGTGATTGTGCCGGTGGCGGGAGTGGCGGGAGAGCCCGCGACCGCGTAGGTCAGCGTGTCGAGGTCCACGAACGAGGCAACGTCGAAGGTCCCGTTGTACTGGACCTCGTTCGCGCCCGCCACGGTGATCCGCACGTTCGCCGCCAGGCCGGCGGGGAAGGCGGCCGCGGCGTTCAGGGTGGCGACCTGCCCGGACCTCGTGATGCTCGAGACGGAGAGGGATTCCGAGGCCGCGATCGTCGCGTCGGCCGTAGACTCGTACTCGTGCCCGTCGCCAGCGGTGAAGAGCGTGCTCTTCGGGATCAAGATGCCCGCAGTTCCGGTGACGGCGGCCGTTCCGACGGCCTGAGTTCCCGACTGCCGCTGGACTCCCCAGATGGCGGCCCACCGGTCGAGCAAGTCGACAGCCGTGTCCGGGATCGCTTCCTCGCTCGCCTGAGTCAAGGCGAAGTAGAAGTCGAAGATCCGGTTGGCGAAGGCCGTGATGAGGGCCCCGAGCCAGGAGTTGCGAAGGAAGGGGTTGCCTCCGAACAGGCTCAGGGAAGCCTGGACGTCCGTCTTCGATCGGGCGTCTACCTCGGCCGCGGAGGCGGGAACGTTCAGAGGCATCAGGCTCCCGTCCTGTTCCACAGCGCGAACGACTTCGTCTCCACCTCTGAGGTGGTGCGCTGAATCGTGACTTCAAGAGATACCCCGTCTGCCGTCCGGACGGGCGCGGCCCCGACGATCGCGACCGCGTAGCCGTCCTCGACGAGCCACTGAAGCGCGGCGGTGGCGGCGTTCGCTGCCTGGTTCAGGATCGACTGGGTGAGGCGCGACTGCTCGAAGAGCCAGAGCTTCGACCCCATCTCGACGCCCGGGGTCGATTCGTTCCCGATCCACCCGCGGCGCATGTTGGACGCCAGGACCTCGGAGGCCGAGGCTCGGCGGTCCGTGAGCAGGCTGACCAGGATCGCGGCGTCGAAGGCGTCCTCGGTGAGGACGTCGCCGAAGCCGTCGACCTGGATGTCGTAGGCGCCGCCGCCGATCTCGAGGAGGACGGCGTCGATCCCGTTGATGGCTTGGGAGAAGGTGGGCACGGCTCGATTCTACTGCGGGACGCCGGAGACGCCGGCGCCCGCAGTGACCCCGCCGTGGACGTGAGTGCTGCCGATGTTCACGCCCAAGTTCGTGGCGGTTCCAGTGACGACCAGGTTCCCGGTCACGGTGAGGTTCCCGACCACCTCGGCGGCTGGTGCCGTGATCGTGACCTTGGTGGCCGAGACGACGTCCACCAGGGGAGCCGTGACCGTGGCCTTGATGGCCGAGACGACGTCTACCAGGGGAGCCGTGACCTTGACCCGAGTGGGAGAGGTGACCTCCACGTCTCCGCTGGCCAGGAAGTGGATCTCGGCCCCGGTCTCGGGATGGAATACGACCACCTCTCCGGACGCTACTCGAGGGCGCTGCCTGGGACTCCCGGGCAATGCCACTCGAGCTTCTGGATTCCCCTGAAGCGAGAGCAGCAGCGCGAGCTCGTCTGCCGGGACGCAGGCGTGGAACCCGTATGGGAACCACGCCACGGCGTCGCCCAGCTTCCCGAGATACTCCACCTGCTGGACCGGCAGCGTGGCCGCGTCGTCGCCGTCGCGGGAAGTCCTCGCCCACCGAAGCAGGCCCTTCAAGGCGTTCATCGTCGCCATCAGACGAGCTCCGGGTCCAGCTCGAGCCCGATGCCAAGGCCCTTCTTCGACCCCTCGACGGGCTCTGACACGATGAGGGTGTAGGCGTCCTTCTCCACGAGCGCCAGCGTGGTGGTGCGGCCCTCGCCCTCGCTCATGGAGAAGGTGACAGAGTTCACGAGCATCCGGTCGTTGATCCCGGCAAAGTCGTCGACTACCTGGACAAGCGTGTTCGGAGTCCAGAGAAGTCCCGCCTGGTTCCGGTAGCCGTGGACCGTGGCGGAGTACGTCTTCCCTCGGGCCCGGCGGATGTTCGCCTCCCACGAGGCTCGGCGCGCTCCTTCGGCCGTGGAGAAGGAGGACTCCCCCACGAGGACGAGCTGGCGCCCGCGCCTGACCTCGCCGTCGGTGACGGTCTTCGTGGTGCCCTGGCTCGCGACCGAGCTCGGGGAGACGTCCCCGCCTCCCAGGGAGAGGGCCACCGCGTTCAGCTGCGAGATCGACTTGTAGGAGTTGAACCTCCCAGTCGAGTCGTAGCTGACCGAGTACGTGAGCACGTTGTTGCTCGAGGTCCCCTGCCGGCGGTGCTCGATCCGGGCGTCGACCACGGTCCCGGTCGCGGAGGAGATGACCAGGCGCCCGCTCCCGTCTGACGTCAGCAGGACCTGCCGCTTCCGGGCGAGCGCCTCCAGAAACTCGAAGGCGTTTTCTCCGGGCTCCGGAGCCGCGAGGTCCTCGGCCCGCGTGAACGGCGCCGGGTTCGCCAAGTCCAGCACGTCAAGGTCGGTGCCGAGGTGCGCCACCACGCGCTCTACGATCGCGCGCAGGGAGATGGGAGCGCGGAGGTCCGACAGGCGGCCGAGGCCGGAGTCCAGGAGGTCCGCGGTGCGGTCTCGGCCCTGCACGTCGATCTTGTGAGACCCGCCGTCACCGTCCACGTTGACGAGCTCGATGAAGCCGTCCAAGATCTGCTCGCCGTCCGCGAAGACCAGGCAGCTCTCGCCGCCACGGAAGGGCAGGGGCTGGGCCTGGCTGGAAGTGGCTTCGAAGCCGAAGGTCCGGCTCAGGGCGTCGAGGCGCAGGACGGCCTCTGCTCCCACGAAGTTTCCGTACCGCGTTCCGTCGACCTGGAGGCGCACGGCTACTCCGTCAGGATCAGGACGTCGCCCTCGACGTAGGCGGACTGCTGGAACCCGTTGAGCTCTCCGATCACGTCGCCGAGCTCCGAAGATCCGTAGTATCGATATGCCAGGAGTCGCGTAGAGGTCGGGCTCGTGCGGACGGTGATGGTCTTCGGCTTCAGGTCCTTCTGGGCGTCGAAGAAGCCCGCGACCGTGACTCGCTGCTGGCGGAGCTCTTCCAGGACGGCGGCATCAGTGGTGCCGCGATCCTCGATCCTCTGGTACTGGTCTTCGAGGCGCCCGGCCGCTTCGTCGATCGCCTCCTCCGTGGTGAAGTCGACCTGCGATGCCTGGGCATAGGCGTGAGAGAGGGCGAGCGACTGCACGTCGTCGTTCAGCAGGCTCCGGTTTCGCTGTCGCTCGATCCGGCCGGCCGTGTCCTGGGTGAACGGCAGGTCGTCTTCCCCGTAGTCGAACAGGCGCTCGAACGCACCGAGCGTAGCCTCGGGCGTGGCGTACAGACCGTCCATGGTGTTGAAGAGCCCCACCACGCTGTCAGACAGGTCCTGAGGTGAGCTCACCAGCGAGGCGATCGTCTCGGAGAAGTCCGCCACCTCGCGGCTGAACTCGTCGAGCTCCGAGGCCTCGATCGCCGCCGGCTGCGTGGCAGACTGCACCGCGCCGACGAAGGAGTCGAGCTTGTCGAGGGCGTCGCGGAAGTTCCCCGTGAAGGCGGCCGTGACCGAGAAGCGGTCGGCGACGTCGGCCCCCACGGCGGTCGAGACGGAATCTTGCGCGGCGAGGACGGAGCCGAGCACGTCCTCCTCGGCCTGCGGCAGCCCGTCCGAGTTGCTGACCTCGAACGTGATGTCGATGGGCGAGTCGCCCAGCTGCGTGGTGGACTCGCGGAGGGAGTAGGTCCTCGCCACGATCTGCTCGAGGCGGCCCAAGAACGGGTGGATCAGGATCCCCGGGCCCCCGGACTCGAGAGCCCGCAGGAGCCCGTCGCGCACGTCCTGATACGACTGGATCACGAGGCCCGCGGCATCTCGGCGGGGGGCCACCGTGCCGGTCAAGGCGAAGACGCGCTGGCGAAGCCCGAGGTCCTCGATCACCTGGAGGTCGGAGTCTACGAACTCCTTCTTCGCGTCCTTGCGACCTCCGTCAATGGCAGCCGTGGAGACGAAGAACAAGGCTCCTTTGTAAGACGCGGGGAGGAGATCCTGAGGCTCCATCACAATGCCTCGCGCATCGCCACGCCCACGTTCAGGCCCGCGACCCTTCCCGTGGTGACGCTGTTGACGGACCTCACGGCCCCCCGAGGCGCGTTCACGTTCACGTTCACGTCGGTCTGGCTCTTCTCGCTGACGAACACCTCGCCCAGGAACTTGAGGGCCTTGCCGACGTTCCCGGTGACGAAGCCCGTGATGGAGTCCTGCACCCTGAGGATCTGCGCCGAGATCTCCTTGAGGGTGCCCACCACGGCGTCCTTGATCGCGCCGAAGCTCTCGACGAGCAGGGTTCCAAAGGCGTAGCCCGCGGCGAACGCGGCCGCGAGGGCGATGAAGCCCCCGACGAGGGCCGTGACTCCCGTTCCAAGCAAGGCCGCGCCGGCGGCCATGAGCCCGAGGATCGAGAGGAATCCGGCCGCGGCGAAGGCGAGCGGAGCGATGAGGATGACCAGGACCCCGAACCAAGTAGCGAGCTTCGCGAGGACCGGGTGTGCGGCCGCCCAGCCCTTGATGTTCTTGGCGAACTCTGACGTCTCGCCGATCAGGTACGTCATCACGCCCTTGAGGTTCAGCTGCTGGATGATCACTTCTCCGAGGGCCGCGCTCGCGAGGTTGAAGTTGTCCTTCAGCGTGGACCACAGGCCGAGGGTCGTGCGGGACTGTTCGATCATGCCGCGGAAGAACTTGCCGCCCTCGGAGGTCGACTTCCGGAGCACCTGAGCGAAGTGCTCGAAGGTGATGCCGCCCCGCTCCATGATCTTGTTGAGCTGATTCCCAGATACTTTGAACTCCTGCGCGAAGACTGACGCTCCCAGGCCGGCGGCATTCAGCTGCCGCATCTCCTCGCCGGTCACCTTCCCCGCGTTCTTGATCTTGGAGAAGACGAAGGCGAGGTCGCCGAGGTCCCTGTTGGTAGAAGAGGCGACGTCGCCGAGCTGTCGGAGGGTGCTCTGCGACTCCTCGATCGAGACGCCGGCGAACAGCAGGGTCTTCATCGCGTCGCCCAGCCCCTCGAGCTCGAAGGGCGTCTCGGCCGCGAACTGCTTCAGGTTCTCGAAGACGGCGTGAGCCTTCTCGGCGCTCCCGGTCGCCGTCTTGAAGGCGATCTCCATCTGCTCGAACTTCGCTGCCTGGCTGACGGCCATGAGTCCGAGGCCGAAGACCGCGGCCGAGACGATGGTCGCCTTCTTGCCGAAGTCCTTGGCGGCCTTGCCCGCGCTCTTGAGCTGCTGGCTCGCGGCCTTGGCGGACTCCGCCACGCTCCGCATGGAGTCCCGCATGCCAGCGGCCGAGGACTTGATCCGCCGCGCGATGGACGAGAAGCGGTCCGCGAGGAGGAACGTGTACGTAACCCGGTTGGCCACGCCTAGATCCTATCCCTTCTGGCGAGCGGCCTGCCGGCGCAGCTTGGCGATCCGGATCACCTCGTCTTGGACCAGCTTGAGCTCGTCGAGGGGCATGTGGCGGAGCTCGGCGTACGAGAACCCCTCCACCATCGCCATGATCTCGACGATGGCCCGGATCATCTGCCCTTCATCTTCTCCAGTGCGGAGCTCAGCAGAAAAAAAACGAGGTACTCGCCGGTCATCCGCTCGAGGTCCTCGAGCGACATGCGGTCGATCAGGGCGGAGGTGAGCCGCTCCTCCCCTCCCACCAGGGCGACGCCCCCGGTGAAGAGGCGCCTCGACGTCTCTAGGACCGAGTGGAGGTCGGCTCCCCTCGACATGGCGATCATCATCATGACGTCTTCCCCGGTCGGGTCCTTCTTGTCGGCCGGAGCCTCTGCGTCTCCCCCGATGTCGTTCACCGCGCGGAAGAACGCCTGCTTCAGCTCGGCGCACTCCTTCCGGTGCTTCGACGTCGGCGCGTGGAGGACGATGAACTGAGACGAGGACTGGCTGCCTCCAGTCGAATACTCCAGCGGCTCCTTGAGGTCGAACTGCAGCTCCTTCATTCGCGGGTCTCCGTGGGGTGGTGAGCAGGGCAGAGGAGTCCAAGGAGGCCCTGCCCTCTGCCCTGGGGAGATCTAGATCGGGGCGTTGGCCTTGATCTCGATCTCGATGTTCGCCTCGGTCCCGATCGGGACCTCGTAGTCGTTGCAGAGAGCGGCGCCCGTGAAGGTCCGGGTCACCGTCCCCTCCGGAGTGGAGCCGGCGATCTGGAACACGTTCTGGTTCCCGTTCGTCTTCCACTGTCTGGCCAGCCTCACGTTTTCCGGCGTGGTCGGGAGTGAGAACTTGAGCGTCCCGAAGTTCGTCTCGAGGTTGCGGGCGTAGACTTGCTCCACCTTCCCGCCGCCGATCGACACGGCCCTGACGACCTGCTCGCCGAAGCCCTCGGTGAAGGAGACGGAGTTGGGGATGACCCCCACCACCTCGTTGTTCGCGATGACTGCGGCGTCCGTCAGCTGAATCGACATGGGTCGGGAGCCTCCTGGCTACTCGGTGCTGAACGCGATCTTGATGGTCGCGATGATGGTCCGGAGCTGGGTGACGATCGGAGCCAGCATGGTGATCTGGGCGGTCCCGGTCGAGAGGTCGAGGGTGATCGTCAGGTTGTCCTTGTAGAACGTGATCGCGGCCTCGCCGTCCTGCACCAGGACGAAGTCGGCGCCGGCCAGGTCCAGGTAGAGCTTCTCGCAGAAGGCCCGGATCACGTCCGCGTTGGCCATGTCTCGGCCCCGAGTGACCGAGCCCTGGGTGAGGCGCGACTGGGCGAACCGGCTCTTCAGGTTGTTGAAGAAGTACTCCCGAACGTTCGACGCGGTGTCCACGTACTCGAGGAACTTGAAGGTCGGGTCCGGGTTGGCGGCGGCGTCGGTCTTGTAGGTCGTCGCCACCTCGCCGACCAGGGCCGAGGTCCCGGAGAAGTTCATCCCGATCACCGAGCCGCCGGCCGTCAGGACCTGCTCGATCTCGTTGAGGGTCCAGCCGCGCCCGGGAGAGATGGCCGGCAGGTCCGCCATCGGGGTGTTGAAGTACGGAAGCGACGCCAGGGCCACGCCCCCGAACTGGTCGAGGCTGGCCGAGCTCACGAGGAACCGGCTGATCGAGGCGTCGGGGGTGAGGCGCAGCGCTCGGATCCCCGCGAAGAGCGTCGACTTGACGTAGCTCTCCGCGTTCTGCGCCGGGCCCAGGTACCGCGTCTCCGTCGTCTGCTTGTCCGCGAAGACGGCGAGGCTGGGCGTGTTCAGGGCGTTGAGGTACGTCAGGACGTTCGCGTGCGTGTCCTGGACCGTGACGAACCCCACTCCGTCGAGGATGGTGTTCGCCGGGTTGAACCGGGGATCGAGGAAGGACGTCAGGACCGTGGTCGCCCGGTAGGGCCACACGATCGCCTGGTACCGCCCCGTCGCCACCGCGAGGATCCCGGTCAGGGTCGGGTCCGTCGCGCCCGCGACGCCCTGGGTCACCGCGGCGACGGAGACGCCCGCGCTCGCCGTGATGTCCTTGACCTCCACGCCGAGGTCGTTCGCCACGGTGCCGTCGTTGTCGGCGGTCAGGGTGACCGCGCCGGCGATGTTCGAGGCCGTGAAGGGAGTCGACAGGTTCGCGTTGATCGCGGTGACGATGTTGCCCGCGATCACGGTGGCCGTGTCGCCGGAGGCGAAGGCGACCGTGAAGGTGAAGTCGACCTGGCTGCCCGCGACGACCGTGATCGTCCCGGCCGCGGTGGCGGGGCCCACGACCGTGAAGAGGACCGTGCGAGGCACGCCGGCGCCGTTGTCGTCGATCGGGATCGCGTCGACCTGGACGATCTCGTTGACCTTCTTGAAGGCCCGGACCATCGCGGCCAGCATGGAGCTCTGCCCGAAGAGGGCGTTTTCCGGGGCTCCCGTGCTCGAGAGGTTCTGCACCAGGACGCCGGTCGGCGCGCTGCCCGCGGCGACCTTCTGTCCGACCAGGAGCACCCGCTGGGCGGTGTTCTGCACGGCGAGGGTCGCGTTCGCGATGGCGATCGTGACCGACGGCTGGAGGATCTGGGACCCGCTCATGAGCTGCTCCTTCTGGGCTGCGGCGGCCGCCGCTCGCCCGGCACCCCGATCATATCACGGGGACACTGGGTCAGAGAGGCACGTCGTCGAGGTCGACGTTCGCGACCAGGTTGGCGAGCCCGGTCCCGAGCTCCAGGTCGGGGAACTGAGTCAGGACGACCTCTCGGAAGGCCACGTCGAGGTCCGGACCCACCGTGTCGTCGAACGTGAGGTCCACGGTCTGCTGGAACGAGTACGAGTGGACGTAGACCGAAGTCGGGTCGTAGTCGAAGGTCCCGTGGCCCACGAACTGAACGGTCCCCTGCCGCCCCGCGGCCAGGCCCGAGTCGAACTTCGAGTGGAGGACCGCCCGGCAGATCTGGCGGAAGAGGTCCTCCGCCACGTCCCTCGCCTCGCGGCCCCCGATCTCGTCCGTGACCGGGATGAAGAGGTACAGGCTGAAGGGCTGCGTGACCTGCTGGCGGAAGTAGTTGCCCCTCTGGATGTTGTCCACGGCGTCGGACCGGATCTCTCGGCTCTTCGAAGCGACCACG